TACTTCTTTGCCAGCTTCACGCATCAACCAGTAAATTTGATTGATATGAAGCCCATCTGGCAAATCACCCCCTTTCATTCTAACTGTTTCACACCATGCGCCAAACTGCTCTAACCAACCGTCAATAGTATATTTAGACCAATCCATTTGTTGTGTTTTTAAAACTGCACTCATTTTTCACCAACCAATTGCTCAATTTGTTTAATCGCCACGCCTGCTTTCACTTGCTCTGTGCTGAACCGTAAAACTGTAAAACCCATCATTGCTGCGGAGTTGTATTTCTCCATATCCCCTATATAGCCTTTGCCCCTTGTATGACGGCCTCCACTCCAGATCCCGCCTTCCACCTCAATCAAAATCTTTGTACCCGTTATTAAAAAATCTGCTCTCCATTTACGATCAGGATGGAACTTATATTCCTGTTCAAAACCAATCTTGCATGCTCTTAAATGCGTTGCCAGAACCATTTCACCCACACTTGGTTGTCTGGCAACTTGCTTTGCTGAACGCCGCTTTTTATTTTTCTTTATCGGAAATAACTTTCGGTAATCAGCAAGGCTCATTGATGTCATTTAGGCTCACCACCATTGAGCACTTGCTCTAAAGCTTTAAAGGTTCGAATCATTGCCATTTGTAGAAATTCATGATTGCCGCGCATGTCCCCTTCAACATACTGCAAAGCATATTGAGTCTCCTTTAATGCCCCATCTAAACGCTTTTGCAATTCCACTACTTTCGCTTGCAGGTGCTGCCATACAAGGTTGTGTTGATAAACATTTTCTCTAATGTACGTATCTTCATAGCGTTCAAATAGATTAGCGGGCGGAACAAAACCATAAGGCTTGTAATATGTATCTAAGTACCACTGCTCAAACTCTTCCATCACACATCCTCCACTTTGCAATTAGCGTAGGTCTCAAAGAAGAACTTTACAGGCTCGGATTTAATTTCAATCAGTCCAAATCGAAGTAAATGACGAGCATGCGTGCTATCGCGTAGTAACTGCACATCACGGTAATGTGTAAGCATTTTTCGCCACCCTTCCAGCGGCATTGACGATTTATTTGTATTACAAGGGATACAAGCAGGATTCATATTTTCTATGGTATCGTTTTGCGGTCTAGTCATTTCACCCGTAATTAACTTCCCGCCACCAACATGTATTAAATCTCGTTTCACCGCTTCGATATGGTCTGCATGCCACTTTTCACCCAGTAATTCCCCGCAGTAGGCACAATGGCCACCAAACTTTTGTTTTAGCTCAGCACGTTGCTGTTTAGTTAACTTCATCGGCTATGCTCCACTTTCATACCGTCAAACTCTTGATCAATTACGGTCATACCGCGCACTACAGCTGCTTGTGAAGGAAGCTTCTTAAAATCAATTATGTTTACTTCATGGCAGTGTTTGCACATAAACTTATTTTTCTTTTCAAGCTTTGCCTGTATTTCACGGACCTCTGCCAGCATTCTGTTATTACGTTGGGTGACTTGATTCAACTGGTCTAAATATTTGGCAATCCATAAAACTGGATTAAGTTTTGTATTGCAGTCCATACAAAGGATCTCGTTATCTTCCTTTGAAATTTGGATACGCCCGTGATCACACTCCACAATCTCATTTCTACGTGTGAACTTGATAACTTGGTTTTGTTCATCAACATGAATCACATGCTTATCTTGGAAATGGCTCATATATTCACCCGATCAATTAGCTGAAGAATATTTCGAGGAATCGGCATACCTTCACGGCGACACATCTCAACGTATTCGTGCGGATTATCGAAAGGATCTGGACCTAATTCTTTTGCAAGTTCAGGCTCTTTTTCCTTAGCCTTAAGCTTTTGTAATGGTGCAGGTTTACGACCATTGATTTTTAAACGTTCCATCAATGATTGGAGATGCTTTTGCGCTTCGTCATTCGAAACTGGTATATGCACTTTTTGCTCATTTTTCTGAGCTAATAAAATTGGTTCTTGGTACCAAGCTTGAACTTTTCCTTTTAACTGAGCTTCCGCTTTGTACTCGTCATATACCTTGATAAATTCCATTTTGGCTTTGTACATTTCGCCGTCTTGAATAAGCGAATAAACTTGATCAAGTACAAATTTGGCTAATGTAGTAATTTCTTGGTTTTGCTCACGCCCATCAGGCAATTTCACTTTCTTGTGCTGAGTGATTTGTGTGTATTCACAAGCCTTCACCCATGCTTTTTCAGCACTCCACCAATCATCACCCATGCACATAGCGCGGAATTCAGCGAAGTTAGGCATGTAGGTATTTGTACTTGCGTAAAATAGCGCTAAGCCTCTTTGAAGTTGGTTAGGAGTTACCCCAACCAATGCCTTGGCAAGCTGCTGTTCAACGATTTGCATTGGAACGGCATTTTTCCCCTCTACTGGAAAATTCTTATTGAACTGAACAGCGTATTTAGTTCTGTAAGCCGCAATTAGTTCTTTTAAAAAACTTTCAAATGGTGCTAATTCATTCATGATTAATAGCCTCCAAAATCTTGTGACACTGGTGTAATGTCAATCACGTTTGAACGGTTGCTTTCAGCGTACATTTGAGTGAAATAACCCGGTTCTTCAGGAACGTTATGAGATTGTGGGTTTTCCTGAATTTGATTTTGGCGAGGTTCAAATACACCCTGATAATTTCCGATAATTGAGTTTTCCAGTGATTGGTTAGCCAAAGGTCCAAAAGAGATAAGTTTTTTAAGGATTAACTTCACTGCGTTTTCAGAGAGTGGTTTTTTGATGCTGATACGCATATCAACAAAATTGTTCCACAGCTCAGGATCTACACATGCTGGTAGTTCAACTGAACGTGGATTAAATTCAGATGTTTTTACTGATTTAGGTTTTTCAGAAACAGGCTCTCTTTTTTTATTTATTTTTTTATTACTTTGAGAGTTGTTTTTGATAGTGATACTTTGTGTGTTAAAAATTTTTACTAGCAGCGGTAAAAAATTTTTACTAGTGTAGTTAAAATTTTTAACTAGCAGTGGTAAAGAATTTTTACTAGTCTGTCCATAAATTTCAGGTAGTAAAAATTTTTTACTAGGGAATTTAAGCACTAAACCAACGCTAGTATCGTTACCTAATTTGAATGTATTTCCATGAATTGTGCTTGGTTGTTCCACGACTAAACCGACCTTAATTAATTCATTAAGGCACTTCACAACAGTTGGTCTACTCTTCCCTGTAATCTCTTCAAATTGAGATAAAGAGATGGAATCCATCTCCTTATTCCAACCGCGAGTTTTACGGCAAATAACCAAGTAAATTTTGCATGCAGCATCAGAGATTTTATTTAAAACCTCATCGACAAATGCATTAGGCACTTGAAAGGAATTAGGCACAAAATTACTCATGTACACCGACCTTAGGCTTTACATACCCACCAAATTTTTGAAGCAAGTCAGCATTAGCCAAACTATTAACGATCTGCCCTGCTAACCACTGATTAATGCGAAAACGCTGTGCCATAGTTTGTGAAAATTCTTCACGCGTTATTGCAGCATTATTTTCGTCATAACCTTTGGCTCTTAGATTTTTACGGTTACGATCATGTAGCTCATTGAGAATCACTAACGCTGGATCAAAGAAGGACTGAATTTCCTGAGTCTGTTTGTACTCAGGTTTATACTTAAATTGACTATTCATGACACCTCCGCTAATGCTTGCTCAGCTTTTGTTAGGCGGCGTTTAGCGTTGAGCTCTGCTACTGTTGCTGTACGGATTTCTTTTGATGAAACCAGAATCAAATGATTCTCCGATTTGATAGTCCACAACCTAGTCAAAGTTTTATTTTTAACTTCAAACAAATCATTTGATTTGAAAGTACGGCACTCTTTAGTAAGTACTACAACGTCACCTATTAAAAAATCTGGTGAGTTGAGTTCGATTGGTTGTTCTGATAAATTGTTTGTGTTCATTTGATCCACCTCAATTGAATGCCTAACCACTCCTGTTACAGCAGGTAGTGGTTTTTTAATATCCAAGCTTTTCTTTTTGACCACTGATTTCGTCATGAAATAAGTCATCCACCGTTTCTATACGGTTCATCCAGCTTTTAGACATAACTAAAAGTGCAGCAACACGTTCTTTATCAATGCTCTGATAATCTTTAGGAACGACTTTTAAACCAAGTAAACTCAATAGCTCGCAAAACATTTCAATTTCATTCAAGCCATTGTTTTTCTTATCCGTTTTAAGCCGAGTAATAGTGCTTGGATCAACTTTTAATTGTTCAGCAATCTCTTTTTGATTGCTTATATCAAGACCATGCAATATGCGGGATACGCCATTTCTGGCGCTTGCAGATATATCAACTGATAATTTGCTCATGGTTAGGTCCTAAGCATTTGAAGTAGTTCGTTTGATTGGTTCTTTGCCATTTGCCAAATCTCTGATTTGGTATTCGCGAGCTAAAGGAATCTTTTCATTTGGCCACTGGTAAACAGCAGGTGGCTCAATTCCTAATAACTTTGCTAAGCCAACACCATTGACACCAAGCAACTCATAAGCTTCCTGTTTGGTCATTTGTGCAACCTCAAAAATAAGATTTCTTAGTATTAAAACAAAGATAACTTATTTTTGCAAGATGTAAGATAACTTATATGAAGAATCTAGAAACTATGGGTCAGCGTATTCGCGCCTTACGAAGAGAAAAGAAATTAACCCAAGGCGAGTTGGCAAAAATCGCCGGAGTTAGTGCGCCCAATGTCACTGGTTGGGAGAAAGATGCTTATGCTCCTAAAGCAGACCCATTAAGCAAAATGGCCGCTTATTTCGGAGTGTCGACTTCATATATAACTAATGGAGATGAAAGCGGCCCTAAGTTGGATAGCACTGTTACACAATTGAAAGTTCTGGATATCGAAGCTTTTAAGAAAAAATACAATATTCCCGATAGCGAAGATGCTGTTAAATTTCTTGAAACACCTGTTAAATCATTCCCCACCCAAAAAAGATATGTTCCTGTTAAGGCTTACTCCAAGATGGGCATGGATGGCTATTTCACAGATATGGGTTATGAAGGCAATGCTGGAGATGGGTATGTTCCAACTCACTCAGCAGGACCAAGAGCCTATGGCATTAAAGGCACTGGCGACTCAATGTTTCCAGCAATTCGTAATGGCTGGTATGTTGTATGCGACCCTGATGCAGAGCTTGTGCCGAATGAGTTTGTTCAGGTGTGCTTGAAGGATGGAAGATGCACAATTAAAGAATTTGTCGGCATCAATGGTGGGGTTTTAAGTTTGCTTTCTGTGAATGGTGGTGAGCGATTTTTCTTTGAAATGGACGAGGTTGAAAGTATTACCGCTATTACAGATATCGTGCCGCCAAGTCAGCACAGACAAGAACATCCTTATTCGCATTAATCACAGGAAGACTTATGGACAACTCTAAACTACCAATCAACCAGATTATTGCTCGCATCAATGATGCTGCGAAACATGGTGAAGCTTTGGTGCTAACCGCCGAAGAAGTGAAGATTCTTTCTAAAGATATTGGCGACAAAGTCTTTATTCCTGTGCTTACTAATGAGCAGGTCGTGCAGTTGGTAAAAGAAGGAAAGCTAGGTCAGAAAATTAATAACACCAAAGATTAATAAGCTGTGAACCCGACACAGTCCTAGAACAGATCGGGTAAAGAGAGAATTATGACCGCTGAAATTGCAATTTTAAATCCACATGGTGTGGCATTAGCTGCGGATAGTGCAGTAACTATCGGATCTCAAAAAATTATTAATAGCGCGATTAAGCTATTTTCACTTTCCAAAACAGAGCCTGTAGGCGTAATGGTTTATGGAAATGCTAATTTATTAAATATTCCTTGGGAAACTTTAATTAAGATTTATCGTAAAGAACACGCAAAAAATCGTTTTGAAAAACTCGAAAATTATGCGGAAAGTTTCTTATCTTTCTTGAAAGCAAGAGTAACTATTTTTGACCTAAATATCCAAGATCAATGGCTTGAAAAGCAAATAATTTTTATTTTTGATTTTATAAAAAACCAATTACAAAATGATGTAACACAAAAGATTGTACGAGGAGAATCTGTAACTGCGGATGATGAAGAAAAATTTATTATAGAAATTTTAACAAAAATTAGGGATTTCCATTCTGGTTATGAACCTACATGGTCAGGAGACATTTCTCCTGCAAAATCAAAAATAGAATTAGTTAGCGAACCTATAATCAAACATTACTTTAAGGAATTCTTGAAAAATAGTGATGTAATTTCACTGCTTAATGAAATTGTAATTTTAACTGTAACGAATAATGGCTTTATTGAAGCATCTACTGGATTAGTAATCTCAGGGTTTGGTGATGATGATATTTTCCCTTCAGTAATTACTTATCAAATCTCTGGATACTTTGAAAACACACTAATTTACAAAAAAGATGAAGAGAAAACTATTGTTAATACAAATTCTGGAATGAGATCTGGAATTATTGCTTTTGCTCAAGAAGATGTAGTGCAATCTTTTATTAGAGGATTTGATCCAGAGTTACATCAATTCACCATAGAATATTTAGATTCAATGCTTACGGAATTTTTGAAAAAAACTCCTAATCTAAATCCTGTTGAAATTTCACAATTAATTAATAAATCAAAAGCCATGCTGAATGATTTTAATACCACCTTACAACAAGAAATTAGGGATAGACACTTAACGCCAATGATAGATATGATTGGTGTGCTGCCTAAAGATGAATTAGCGACAATGGCAGAAACTCTAGTCAACATTACAGCATTTAAGAGGAAAATGGCTTATTCAAGCCTAGAAACAGTTGGAGGACCTATTGATGTGGCTGTTATTTCAAAAGGCGATGGGTTAGTATGGGTAAAAAGGAAGCAGTATTTCCCCTCTAATCTAAATCAGCACTTCTTTGACAATTATTTTAAGGATTAAGAAATGAAAGAAAAAAACCACATCAAACAACAAGTTAATGCAATTCAGTCTGTTGTATTTCAAAATAAAAGCAGTAGCCTGGATAAAATGTTTAAACGTGAAGAGATTAAAACTTATGCAGCGGACTTAGCAAAGCAGAATGTCGCTAAACAATTCTTACAGACTTAATATCTTCTATAATAAGAAGACCCACCCTGTGTGGGTTTTCTTTTTTAATATATTCAAATTTTCCCTGATATTATGGGATTAAGACTTTGTGCCAACATTGATCTTAAATAACCATTAATATCGGAGAAAATATGAAAACTGAAATCATAGAAGCTCTAGCGTTAGAGCTTACTAAGGCAACCATTGCTGATACTGATCCTTCAACCATCAATATAAAAAGTGCTGATCTTTGGGTTAAAACCTACCAGGAATCACTGAAAGCGGTAGAAGAAGCTTTAAAAGAACTTAAGCCAAAGCCTAAAGCCACATCAAAACCCATTTCAGGAATGAGCTAACCCTGATTACTCACACTCTACTATACTCAGCTTGCAGTTATTCTTGGTGGCAAAGTCATCAAGAATAGCTTTCAGCGCATACGCGTTCCGAAGCGTGCACTCTATTTTGAAAGCGGCTGTGCAATCACCAAAAAGAATCTTTTCAGCACGATCAACTTTTTCTTCTAGTTGATCAATATTACTTTCCTGAAGCAGTAGTTTCTCAACCATCTGCTTGCGCCATTCAAACATTTCTTCGCCTAGACTCATTTCTATCACCTTTGATAGTTGGGTTTTCTTTTGTCTATTAAAGCATAAAAGTAAGCTTTCTTAAATTAAAATAAGATTTCTTATTGACAATAAAACTAAGTTTTCTTATATTTATCTCGTAGACATCAAAAAAGCACACCGCCCCTCCCCAGGTCCGATGTGCTTTTGCAAACTGCGAGATCAATTATGAACGTAAAAGCTACCCCTTTCAACTCCTTTGCATTTGTCAGCATGGCTGCTCTTGCAATCTCAGGTGGTTCTTTAGTTGCTTGCCAATTGCAGCCAGCTTTCCAAGCAAAAGAAGCCCCTTCTCTATTTACCCCTAAGACTCAACCAAGTACTTACGGTGTGTTGACCGCGAAAATCACAGGTAAACATTCTGGCGTTGCTGTAATTAAATTAGATAGCTTCCGTTTAAACGTTAGCTTTGATTTTGAAGCTCATCCAGACAGTTACGGCGTTCCGGGTTCTGAATTTACCGCTGTTGATATTACTCAACTCACAGTAAATGAAATTACTGATGTTAACGGTAAGTCATATAACGATTTCACCGAATTTGAAGACATCCGCAACATCAATGACCTTCTAAAAGGCTTCATCGAACGTAACAAGTTGGTGGAGGCTTAAAGATGACTCATTTCAAAAAACACCCTGACGGCTACATGTCATTTTTAGGCCGTGATGATAAGGGCCTCTACTCTGTTCGTATTGGCTGGCAAGTGTACGCATCTAATGCTAATGGCTCAGTTCTTTACAAAGTTAAAGACGGATTTAAGACGCCTTTAAATGTGTTCAGGTTCCAAACTGACTATCCAAAAGTTTGGAATGAACTCACACAAGAAATTGATTTCCAACGCAGAAAGCAGCTCGCAATAAAACTGCGTGAAACAAACATCCCTACTTATGACCGCAAAGCTTATAAAACTAAGCGCGGCTTCACCGGCTCTAGATGAGGATAAGAAAAATGACAACTGAAAACTCAAAAGACAACTTACATATCTGGAATGCAGTTAAGCAAACGCCTACCAATTTTCTTAAAAAAATTGAGTTTGGTTATTTAAAAGGTAAATCAGATATTAACCCTCAATGGCGATTAATGGCTATGACTCAGGCCTTTGGTCCCGTTGGTCATGGCTGGACTTATAGACATGTACGTTTATGGTCTGAAACTGCTCCAGATGGAACCATTATGGCTTTTGCTGAAGTAGCAGTAAAAACCAAGATTGATGGTGTTTGGGGTGAGGAATTTTTCGGCAACGGCGGTTCAGCAATTGTTGAAGTTCAAAAGGGCAAATTAGTAGCGATTGATGAAGGTTATAAAAAGGCCGTTACTGATGCTCTTGGTGTAGCGTTTAAAGCTATTGGTGTGGCAGCTGATGTCTACCTCGGTAATTTTGATGGAAGTAAATATCTATACAACTATGACTATGCCTATCTAGAGCAAAATGCCTCTACCCCAGCAGGTCAAAATACAAATCAAAATAATCAGACAATCGCTCAGGGTGGTAACCAGAAGCCGCCTCGTACTCAGGACCAACTATATCAAGATGCATTAAAAGCAATTAAAGATGCACCAGACACCAACATCTTAAATGCTGCGATTAAGAAGTTTAAAGGTACTACGTATGAGGCGGGTATCAATAGAGCATGCCAAGCACGTGCCGATCAGATGGGTTGGGCACCTAAAAACAATCCTCAGCAAGTTCAGCAACAACAGTCGTTACATCACTAAAAGGAGAGCTATTTATGTCTAACTTACTAACTGCAGCTGAAGCATTTGCAGCTCTTCAAAACGGTAAAACTGTTCTATGTCGTCCAGCCGGAGACATGTTGGACTTTGCCGATTTAGATCAATTCCCCGCTTCTGTTTTTGGCAAACCGGGTTTTGAATTCTGCATCAAAATCGAAACTATTGAACTGGCTGGCATTACATTCACAAAGCCATTAACTATTGATGAGTATGAAGACGGTCAGGAAGTTTTTGTAATCAGTACATATTCACCTACGGTCTATGTTTTAGATTTCAAAACTAACGCATTAATTGATTCTATTAACAGTGGCTTCGTTCAACGTGATGCAGAAAACGCCAAGCTTCAATTAAAAGCTTTTTCAAAAGCACTCGGTATTGAAATCAACAATGATTTAAGTGTTATTCGTCTTGGTGAGGAACCTAAAAAACAGAGAGGCAAAAAATCAAAAGCTGAGCCAGTGGCAAAAGTAATACCTTCTGAAGTTTTCCCTGCAGATAAACAGCCAGCGATTGTTATTACAGAACAAACTAATGTCACAGCTTCCGAAGACCTATTAACTCCAGTTACTAACGAACTTAATATTAAGCCGAATGTTAATGCCCAATTTGAAATTTTGCTTGATGCAATCCGTATTTGCCAGTCAGAAAAAGAGCTAGATTCAACTTGTGCGAATCTTGAAAAAGAAGGCTTTACTCAAGAGCAAATTGACCAAATAAATCTGGCTAAGCAAGAACGATTAATTGAACTCGATTTTATTGAAATGGATGCTGCTGATACAGCTAGTGAACAAGTTTTTTCTGATTTAGATGCGCAAGCAAATGATGAAGTGGCAACCATTTCAATGCCTGAAAATTATGAATCATTAGTTCAAAGCATCCAGAACTTTCATACCCCTGAAGAAGTTAATAGTGTTATCCGTTACACCACTAAATGGACGGAGGAACAACGTAAGCCACTATTAAATGAAATGCACAAACGCCTTGCAGAGTTAAAGCAAACAAAACAAGAAGATGATGGATTATCACCTTTAATCGTCCGCCTCCAATATGCGGCAGATCTAAAAACGCTTGAAGAATTAGAGTTAGAAATTCCTTCACGCCATCAAGACGTTCATAAAACCTTATGGAATATGGCCAAAAAGCGCCGTAGTCAACTCAATGCGGCCGCTCATGAACCAGCATATCTTTTAGAGGATGGCCTCTAATATGAAAGATCAGTACAAGAAAGTGAGCCAAAAACACATGCTTGGTTTTATGTACTACTTGCAATTGCTGGGCTACGTAATAGTCCGGCAAGGCATGGATCAAGCAATGTTTCTAACCAAACATTATGCGGTACCAGTCGCTTGGCGCCGCATAACGATCGACTATCACAACCGATTAAATAAACCGGCACAACAACTTTATAAAGAGTTTGTTGAGTGGACTAAAGAAGAATATTTGAGGGCTTAGGTAATGATTGATCTAAATAAAAAAAGAGAAGCTTTTGAAAGATTTCATGCCAAAGAATGTAATTGCAGTTATGAAAGTTTAAAACGTCAACTAGATAGACAAGAGGCACTAACAGGACACAGATATTTACCAACTAGTCCTCGTCATGAAGCTTGGTTGATTTGGGATGCCGCATGGAATGACGCCAGTGCTCAGGTGTTGCCAACTTGGATCAGCATGGATGATGAATGGCCGCCTACTGACATAATGGTACTTATTTGTTGGGCTGATGCACCTGATGTTACCCCCGAACAAGACTATATGACTATTGATGAAGATTTAAATAGTGTATGGGCAAATTATCATAATGATGCGCCTTCACACTGGATGCATTTTCATAGTGTGCCAAACGTATCTGGAGCTGCTAATGAGTAAGGTTATTGGTGAAGTTAATTTGAATCCTAGCCGTATTGAAGGCACTCCGGATCAGATAGCGGTTCATATTTTTAAAGAAGTTATTTGCCCAAGTACTGAAGAGCTTCTCAAGAATAATCCTGAGGCAGCAAAGGTCTTTGCATACCATATTTTTGGTTTGGCGCTTTCTCAGCTAGCCGAATTCCATTCAACTAAAAGTTTAGATAAAGCTGTAACCGTTACTCTTCACAACCTTTTGCGTCAGTTGAAGAAAGAACGCAATGAGTTGAGGAACTAAAGGATGAGTGGATTAAAAGTTAAAACATGTAATTTTTGTGATGACGGGAACGGTGAATGCATTTTCCCCTATTACGGCCTTGCCCCTCATATTCATACGAAGCCAATTGGCGGTACTGAATTTATAGATGTTTCATTACCTGAAAACTTTAGTCCTGATGGGGATGGTTTAGGCATATATACACACTGTCTGAATTGTGGGGGTGATGGCACATATGAAGGCATCCAGTTAGAAGTTAAAGCGGAAAGTAAGGAGGGCTAATGTGGATAAATATCTGACATCTAACAATGTGTGTGAGATGTTTCATATTACTAAACGCACACTTAATCGGTGGGAAATTAACACACCTTGGGGGATTCCATTCCCAGCCCCAGCATTAAGTTCTGAGGGCGGAACAATGAAAAGATACCTCGCTACTGATGTAATGAAGTGGGAGGAAGAATGCCAGCAAAAGAAGCAACTAAAAAAAGCTATATAA